TCAGATAACGAAATATCTACAATTCCTCCTGTTCTATTTGTATAAGCAACTGTCCAATCTGCATATTTTGTGGAACGTGATTCATCATAAACTTGTGCAGCCACAGTATATCCAGTTAAATCTATAGCCGATCCAGTTGAATCCTTAAACGTCAATCTAATAGGAAAGTCTGCCCTTCTATCAACATTAAAATTCTTTTTTCCTGGAATTATCGCCATTAGCTATATGGAGAATCACCAAGAATATCAGTTTTCCATTGTGCTTTAAGTGCATCAGCATCACTAGCAGAAGCTATACCAGCATCAGCAGGAGCATCTCTCAATGCTTGTTTTTTAGCAACAATGTCTGTTGTTGAAGCACCTGTTTCTAATGCTTTTTGAAATTCAACATCAAGTTCTGCAAGTTTTGGAGTTCTTGCATTTCTTATATTTGTTTTATGAATTTCTCTGGCTTTTGCCATGTCAACACCAAATCCCATAGTTTACTCCGTGTAAGTCCAAGCGTTTCTGAAACTCCTATCAGTAGGAATTGCAGATTTATTAACAGTATAAACTGTCTTTCCGCTAGGGCAATCTTTAGCTTTTATCTGCTCTAAAGTTAAATCTGTATTATCTGCTGGACAGACAATAGTAATTGAACCATCATCATTTTCATAGATAAATCTTGTGTCAGAATTAGCCATAAGTTTTTTCTTTTAGTATATCAAAAAATTATTGATCGCCATGAACAGCAGCAAAAACAAAAGCTCCATCAGTCGCCGAAAGATTAGTTGAACCCATCGTAGCGATTTGAAAAGCAGTTGTACTTGGATCACTTTCACTAGTACCTCCAAGATTTGCAAATGTATTTTGATTTGATAATCTTGATTTAACAGAGACGTTAACACAGTAGTTTGCATTAGACATTGCAGTGCTTAATGTAACTGTATATACACCTGTTGCATTGTCTGCAATAGATGAAATATTAAAACTATCATTAATAGAAATCGTTCCCTCTCCATCAAAACTAATCCAAGCTTTTGCTCTACCTTGCTCAATTTGGTCAGCAGTTGAGCTAGAACCACCGCTTGTATTTTGAATTGTGTTGACTTTAAGTGTTGACATTAGTTATCTCCAAAAATTGCCATATTTGTGTAAGCCATATCATTAAAACTACCAGCAAAAGATCCAAAAGTGTCAATTGAGCTTGTATTTTGAGTTTCTGAACCTGCGTACCCTGCGGTAGCACCATTAGCCCCAAACACAGCAGAATAATTTGCATTTGACATTGCATTACTAAAATTGACTGTGTATTGTCCAGTACCTCTATCTGCAATACTACTTACATTAAAACTATCATTAATTGCTATAGTGCCTGAACCAGTGAACATTATCCAAACTTTGGCAAGTTGTCCTTTTTCCGTTCCACTACTATTTTGAAATACTGGTGCTGCTGAAGATGCACTTTTAATTGTACCGACTGCTAATGTACTCATAGTTTTGGATTTGCGTCTTTAACTGCTTTGATGTGGGTTGCCCATGTTCCAGTTGTATCCAGTTTACCAGCAACCATATCGTCATACAACATTGCTAATTGATCTCTCCAATCTGCATATTTTGTTGTTCCATTGAAAGTTCTATCAGTTTGATAATTTAATTTATCAAGTTCAACTCTTGCAGCATCTACATTTGCTTGATTTATTTCAACTTGATTACCAGAAGCATCTAAAATAATTCCACTATCATCAATAGTTACTACGTTTGGATATGCTTTTCTAATTGCAGAATGATCTAATGACATAATTAACCTCCTAACTCCAAAACTGTAATGTAACTTGCTGTTCTTGGATAACTGGAAATATCAGTATCAGCAACACTAGAATTTATTTTAAGGGTATTACCATCAATTGCGCCTGCTTGAAATTTGTAAGTGGTTGCACTTGTTGTTGAGGGACTGTCTAAATGGTTGCCAGAAAAACATTTCATATTACCACCTCCACCAGAAGTTTCAGATGAACCTGTAACTCTCGCTCTATTTGATGCTGCATCACCAATAGCTATGGCAGTTGAACCTCTAACTAAGCGAACAGCCCATCGTGAACCGCCATTACTATTAGAACCAAAAACTCCAAATAATACTAATATTTTGCTTGAACTGCTTTGAGGTGTGATTGTTACATTAAGCCCCGTTATATCTGTAAATGATGAACTAGTAGTAGTAAATTCATCAGTTTTTGTTGTTGATACAACTTGAATTATTCCACCACTAGCTCCTGATGGTAAACCACCTCTAGGTACTATGCTGTCAACTTTTAATTGGCTCATAATTTAAACAACTGTCCAGGTTTCACCAGCACCAACTGTAACTGTTACCCCTGATTGTATAGTAATTGGACCAAAGCTGCCAGCATTTTGTCCATTTGTAATTGTGTAATCTTGTGTAACAGTTTGATCGTTTTCCCAAAAAATATTATCTGATCCTCCCCCAGCAGCAGCCCCTCCAGCAGCAGCCCAACTTAAAACTCCAGAACCGTCAGAAACAAGAGCATAGCCAGCAACAGCAGCATCGGTAGCTGGTAATGTCCATATTTGATTAGAAGTAACCGTAGCTGGTGATTGAAAACCTACATAATGACTACTATCGGCATCAGCAAGACGGAGATCATTTTGTGCTTGAAGCGTTAATCCATTAGCATCAAATATCATTCTTTCAGTTCCGCCAGAAGAAAAACCCATCACATTTGCAGATTTTCTGAACAAACCTAAGTCTGTATCTGTATCGAAGGATAAAGCTGGAGTTGCTGCACTACTTGAATCATCTATCAATAACGCACCTGTCATTGTACCGCCTGATTTAGACAGTAAACCTAAATTAGCTTGATCTATATTTCCTATCTCAGTAAAAGCACCATTACTAGAGTTTCTTATTTTTAAAATATTTGTAGTGGTATTTAAAAAAGGCATACCAGCTACGCATTGACTTGTGGCTAAGTCAGAAGACTTTGAATTACTTGATTGGATCGCAGCAAAAACATTATTAAGGTCAGTTCTTACGTTTGCTCCAGAGGCATTTTCGATTGTGTAGTTTGTTACGTCAGCCACAATTAAATACTATTTTCCTCCATGTTACCCTCCTTTGCCGAAACCAACAGCACTGTAGGTGAAGTTCCTATCAATACTAGCATTACTTGAGTTCTTAAAGTGAACTGTAAAGCCAGTTCCAGATATACTACTAAGTTCAAAATAATCACCTGATGCCATATTTTGTGGAGAAATATTAACAGACGGTAAAAAGTTGTTTAGATTTCCCAAAGCAGACGTTCCAACAAAAAATGGTGCTGTAAATGTAACCGCTTTTGCTCCTGCTCCAGATGCTATAACTGATGATTGTTCAGTTCTTGATGGTAAACTAGCTGTATATCCTGCTTGCTGAAGATTCATATTTTGTGCTGTGTCTGTTGTCGATAAAGTAATTCTAAATTGAAATCCTCTACCTTTAAATGTTCCGTTTGCAAAATCATTAAATGATCCATAAGTAGGAGAACCACTTGGATTATCATTTGTGGTTCGTACAGACATTTTGGCATTAGCATCATTAGCAATCGCACCATCAAAATCTGTCCATGTATCAATATTGGCTGTTCTATTATCAAACGCATCTCCTACATAAAAACCAACCCCTTGAAAATGTCTCTTTAAAACAAGTGAGAATATACCACCAAGATCAAGAGTTTCTACAAAGTCATAAGTACCTGTAGCATTTGCAGTTGGATCTGTGAGTTTCAACCCACCAAGCGTAGAGTCAAATACAACGTTTGATTTTGTTCCGTTATAAGGTGTTGAATCAGTATCTTCTCTGTCAGTTTTTACAGTGATAGAATCTAAAATATCAACAATAGACAGAGCTACACTGGTTGCATTGGCACTGAATCTACCACCATCGTCTTGAAATTTAAGAACATAAGTTCCTGCAAGAGCAGGAGCTATAACTTCCGTACTGTTACCAGCTACGGCTTCAATTACATCTTGAGCAGATTGAAATGTAGCAGCACTTCCAGTTTGGTTTGTATGCCGTATATAAACCCGACCTCCGTGAAGAACATCTACTGCGGTTGCTTGATTGAATCTTAATCGTACAAATTGTTCATTAATGGGTTCAACTGTTAATCCAGATACATCTTCTGGTAAGGCTGTTTTACCTTGAGCAGTAAAAGATGCTTCAGCAGGATTAGCAGATAAATTTAAAGCTGCATTGTATGAAAAAACTTGAACCGTATATTTTGCTTTTACAGTATCTAATAATTCAAAATCACTACTAAATACAACTTGTGAAACATAATTACCGTTTTCGATTTTATAATTTACTAAATATTGAGTTACACCTTTAACAGGTTGCCAATCAACAATAAGTTTACTTCTGGCAATATTGTTAATAACAACTGTTTGTTCTGTAATTGTTAAGTTACTTGGTGGTAATGCAGGAGCATTTAAAATAGATATATTTCTTACGGGTAATGCCGTTCCATCTTCAATAAAATCATACTTCCCTTCTACATAAGATAAAGCTGTAATCGTATATTGAACATCATCTTGCTCTTCTATTTGAATAACTCTAAATAATTGAGTTTTTAAAGTGGTACTAGATATTAAATAAGGTGAATTTACATTTGGTGCAGAACTAAAAGAAGAAGCAGTTGTTCCGTCAGGTTTTGTCACACTATTAACGGTGATGACTGCACCCGTAATGTTAGATATTGCACCTATTTCTATTGTTCCATCGGACAAAATTACACTAATAGTGGGACTATCATTTAAAGCTGGTAAACTTGTTTGAGCTTCTGCATCAATAGTAATAGTGGTAGTTGTTGCAGAGACAACTCGACCTCCTCTTCTAGCTCCTGCCCTCACTGGATCGTTTATCTCAATAACAGAACCAGGCCTTACAACAATTCCTGCATCTATTGAAGTTGTAAAAGTGCAGGTTTCACTTTCATTTTGTTCAGCGAAGAGTATTGCACGGCCCAATCTGGCAGCTTGATTACGAGACGTACAGGCATATGCCTTTACCTTTTTTAAAATTGTTCCAAATTTAGCTATTGCTGTTGCATCTTCGATAACTTCAAAATCTATTTCTCTAGAATCCATATTGAAATAACTGACAGAAATAACACTGTGCCTAGTTTTTAAGCTACTTCCCGAATAAGAAAAACCTCCTTCTCCTACATTTGCTAAATTAAAAAGATAACTGGCTGATGTAGGTTTATCTTGAGCTAAAGTTATCCCTCCAGCAGACCATATCGGCATACATCTCATAACACCAGCTAAATCATTTATTGCAGCAAACGCTTCTTTAGGACTCTGAATATTTACATTACAACTAAATCTAGCTTCTTTTGTGCCAGCCCCCGTTCCATCATCTACTTCTTCATTTGCATATTTGCTGGCAGCTACAAAACTAAATAAATCTATATTACTGTCCACAATATGATTACCTAATCCATATCTAGTGTTTGTAAGTAAATCAAGCAAACACATTGCAGGACAATTTGTATAGACAGCAGCACCCATAACTCCATTAAAAATATATCCGCTTGGGTAAACTATCCTGCCCGTAGCATTGTCCACACTTGGAGTACCAGAACTAGATGCTCCTGCTCCTGGAATCCTGACTTTTATTCCTCTAAGACGATACATTCTTACAGGAACACGATTAAATTGTTTACTATCTAGCCTAAGACCCACATAACTACTATTAGGATAAGTTGAATTGTTATCAATAACTTCTTGAAAACTGGTAAATTGAAAAAGATTTACCCTTTCTGTCTCTGTACTATCTGGTGTAATACGAAGAACTCTTATATCTACAGAGCTTGAGTAACTACTTAATTCTATTCTATGATCTCTAGCGTAAGCATCAGCAGTTCTACCACTAACAGAGGCTTCAACTTTAGTTACATAACCACCAGAATCAGTTTGTATTTGAATTGCATATTTAACTGTGTCACCTCTTATATCTCCATCACTTTCTAAAACTTGAATTTGAGGCCAAGTTAAAGTAACAATTACCGCATCTACACCAAGATTTGTAAACTGTCTGTTTACTGAACCAGTTACTCCAACAGTTTGGGCAGTCCATGTAACTCCACCATCAGTAATTGTCTGCCCAACAGAAGCAGTTAAAAAAGCAGCAGGTTCAGTTGTTCCTGCCTGTCCTGCAACTGTACATTTAAATACAATTAAATCACTAGCTGCTGAATTACCAGATATTACTATTTGGTTAACTGTATAATTTTTACCAGTTGTCGTTGTTGTTGTTGAACCATCTGAGTTTGTTACCGATGTGGTAATGGCTGTCCAAGTAGTAGCTTGGTCATCATTTTCAACTTCAATTCCGACAGAAGTTGGCGACCTAGTTTCATCAATATTTGGAATACCACTCATCGCAGTTTGGCTTGATGTTCCAAACTTAGACTTGAATGTTACATCTTGAAAATTAAAACTTTCATCGCTAGGACTAGCACTTGTAGCATTTTCTTGAAGTATCGGAGTATCATCAAGAAATACATCTTTTAAACTTGCATTTTCATACGCTGTAGTGCCTTTAGTAAGACCTTCTTTCGATGCACTAGCAAATCCCTCTATTTCTCCTTCAGAGATTAAATCTTGAATAGTAGCAAAACTTCTACTATGTAAAGTATCAGGAGCACGATACGGGGGAGGAGGTGGCTTTGGCCCTTTAGCTCCTCTGATAATTTTAACTTCGTTTGTCATGTTGTTACCTGATTAGTGTCAATCGCTGCACTTATTACAACACTTCCTGTAAATATTTCACCATATACTATCGGAATAGGAGTTCCTGCTCTTGATGTATTTTGAACTCCACTAAAACTAAAAGATATTTGTGGATCTTCCTCTGAATTAAATTTTTGAGGTTCGGGCAAGGGGAATAACATTTCAGACACACCCATAATTGTTAAACCGACCCCAACATTCATAGCTAAATTACCTAAAAAATTTAGCTTAAAACCTTCTTGAGCAAAGAAAGCTGTAAATCCTCCTCCAGACACGATTGCTCCTGTTATTAAAAGTGCTCCTAATAAAAATTTACCAAAACCACCTCTACCAGCACCAGCTATAACTGGAACGAAATGAATATCTTGTTGACCAATAGGATAATCTAATTCATCTTTACCAATATCATTATCTCCTACTTTTACCTGATAATATTTTGGACTCATATATGTTTCTAATCCTTCAAAATTATGAATTAAAAAACTGACAGCTTGGGCTACATTATCGACTTTAACCTCGAACTCTTTGTGTCCCACAAACTTGGCTAACTCTCCATATAATTTTACTTTACGAAGCATAACGATACCTCTTTCCTGTACATTTTAACAACCATTCAGAGTAAGGCTCTCTACAAGATAGTCTATCGGTTAAGTGATGAATAACATCACCCTCGAAAAATAATGCTACATGGTTTAATCCTGGATTTAGAATACTCATAAGCAGCACATCACCATCTTCTAATTTTTCATCTGGTCTTAGTTCTCTAAAACCTGTTCGCCATGCACAATCTTCAAATAAAGGTTTATGTAAAAATTCTTCTAATGTAATAGGTCTTTCCCAATCCTTAAGTTCAATATTTCTTTCCTCTCTGTACCAATCTCTTACTAAACTCCAGCAATCTGTAATTCCCCATACCCATTGCCTACCCAATAAAGGTGGCTTGTATCCACATGGCTCTAAATATGCCCATTGTTCTGTTTTAGGATTAACAATATACCACGGTAAATTACTTTTTTCACAACTTACTTTATCTGCCTGACTAGGTGTGGGTGGAGTTATTGGGTGACTGTGCACTACTCCAACTATTTCGCCAGCATTATCAGCCTTCACATAATCTTCTGGATCAATTATAAAACATTGATGATCTGTCATTGAAAGATTACGACAAGGATAATATGTCTGCTTACCTTTTATATTTAATAGCAATCCACAAGATTCTTTAGGATCTTCTTTTTGAGCATGAAGTAATGCTTTATGTTTCCAATTCATTGTTGAAATGTACCAATAGAAGGAAAAAGTGAACGAGTGGCTTGACGGCCTGGGATACGAACTCCAGCTAAATCTGTTGGTGCAGCAAGTTCAAATTCAACAATTTCTCTACTTTCTGCCGATTTACGATCTATAGAATAAATTTCTTGAGGAAACTCTGCGGAAGGGTCTGCTGTAGCATTTGTTCCGTCAGCAAAATTAACTGCATCAATAAATTTAGCTAAAGTTCTTATTCTTGTAACTGTAGCTCCTGTTAAATCATTGCCAGTTGTTGTTTCATTAACTGACAAAAGTATCGCTGAAACTAATCCTGTTCCGTTACTGATTGATATTTTAGGTCTAGGTAATTGACCTTTTTGAAATGCAAAACCTGATGCTTGTACAGGAAATCTCAGGTAAGCATTACCATTCCAAACAATTTGATTATTTGCATTTAAATTACTGCCAGCATGAAATCTATAAATTGTATTCGCACCATGCAATGCAGTTGATAATTGAAGGGTAAATAATTCAATAATCGCTGATGGATTGATAGATTGTAAATTACTAAATACTGCTGAATTAACTGTCATTACGATGCAGGTTCAAATACTTGTCTAAAAGTTGCTTGAATTGTAGCTCTATTGTTATAAGGTATTGATTTATTCCAATTTTCACAAACAAACTCAGAAGATGAACTCTCTCCTGGAGGGGTGAAAGTAAAACTATCACTATCGTTTGCACGGGCATCAAGAAAAGTTTCTATTGTATCTGCTTCTGTTTCTGAAACATTAAAAGTTAAATTAAAAACTTTTGGATTTTGATGCTGTGCAAGACCAAATAACAAACGATGTTCATAACCATCGGCAAAACGTATTGTTCTGGTATTTGGTGAGGATCTTTTCTGTTGGCCGTATGTGGGTTTTATTGAAGGGAAAGTAGCCATTACGCAAGTAATCCTCCAGGTCTTTTCTGTTGTATTAATTCAGATTGTACCGCAACTGAGATAAGACGACCAAGTTCTCTACCCTGTTGTTCATCACCTTCAACAGAAGAACCAGAAGCATCTACATTAACTACAATATTTGTCGATCCACCAAGCATTTCATTAGGTGTAATCATTCCTGATACACCTGGGCTAAACATCTCAGGTCCACGTTCTCCTACTAAATAAGTGCTACCACCTTTTACAGGACCACCATTTGCCCTTCCAAAAGTAAAACGTGATACCTGTTGGTCAGGAGTTAAAGTTGGGGTTGCCCTCATTGGATCTCTAGTAAAATTATTGCCAAACATATTCCCAAACAAACCCATAATTCCTGATCTTATTTGTGCAGCTAACATTTGTGCAGCCATATCCAAGAAATGATCTGCTGTACGTTGAAACAGATTTCTTAATGCTTCTTGTGCTGTCATTGAACCTTTGACAATACCTTTAAAAGATTCAGAAAAACTATCACCAATACTTTTACTTAAAGAATCAATTTGTGTTAAAGGATCAAGTAATTTATTTAGTTCATCAACAGGAGCTTTAATAATTGCTTGTCTTTCTAATTCTTCATTAAAACTTTTTTGTAATTCAAGTAATCTTTGGGCTTCAGCAACTTTAGTTTGAAAATCTTTTTCAGCCTCTTCTCCTCGTTTTTCACCAGCTTCATCCATAGTAAGAGAACCACTTGTGAGAGCAGATAATCCTTTACCTCTAAATGGGTTTAATTTACTTAGCTGCCTTTGTAAAAAATTTAATTTTACAGCTTCTTGTTTAATAATTTCATTATTTTTATTAATAATTCCTTCTAATAATTGATCTTCAGCAGCAGTAGCTCCCTTTGTTTTTAAAGTTTCTAAAGCTCTTTGAGCCTGATTTAGACTTAATTCTTTAGATAATCCTGGCAAAGCATTTATTAATGAAGCATTATCTTTTAGTCCTGCAAAAATATCAAAAACACCCTCTGATCCGAATGTTTGTGTTAATGCAATTCTTGCCGATGCTTCAAATTGTTTGAATGCTTTTAATGCTTCAAGTGCTTCATCTTTGGTCATTCCAAGAGACTTAGCAAATTCGGCTACTTGCTTTGAAGAGAACAATGAAGTTCCACCTGTAGCTCGTATTGAGACGTTTAGATCATCAACAGCTTTGTTAAAAGCTATAGCTTTTTCTATCTGAGCAGCAATAGCAGTAGCAAAAATAGAAGCAGCAAAACCACCACCAGGTGCAAGTGCTCCTCCAGCACCACCAGCTACAGCACCAAACGCTGAACTTATACCACCAGCACCGAATAGGGCAGGAAAACCTCCACCAATTAATGCACTACCAACACCGCCTTTGATTCGACCTCTCATGCCACCTGGCATACCAAAAAGTCCACCTTCTTTGAATTGTTGTCTTACTCTAAATCCTTGTGGTAATGCTGGACCTATCTGACCACCTGATACTCCAAATGCTCTTGTTGATTGTTCAGCAGATGCTATACCAAGAGATAGTTTTTCTACTTGTAAGATGTTTTGTCTTATTCTTAATTCTTTTTGTAATAATTTTTCTCTTTTTTGTTGATTTCTTCTTATTGATTTAGCTACAGGATCTCCAGCTAAACCAAAACCAAAATTTGTATCTTGTCTTGCTGCTTGACTTGCAGCAATATTTCTCATAATTCTTGGATTATTATTTACTGTCATCATTGGCATCGGACCAAATGGAGTGCTTGATACAGTTGCAGGTCTTATACCTCTTTCTGCTAACTTTTGCATTTTCATTTCAAAAGTTACTTTTTCTAAAAGTTTTGCTCTTTTTTCTAATCCAATATTGAATTCTTCATTTGCTTTTACAAGATTTCTAGCTGCCTGTGTAGCTTGTGGAGTACCTAAAGTAGATTTGTTAAAAGCTGCATTAGCTTTACTGACCACAGCAGATAAATCATTAAAACTTTGAGTTAGAGGTTTAATACTTTTTGGAATTAATGAAGTTATACCTTTTAATTTTTCATTTACTTTATTTATTTTGTCATCAGTTTGATCTAAAGTTCTATTAAAGTTAGTTAACTGTCCTGCCTTTATCTTTACATCAATATTTATTCCGTAATTAGCCACTTGCTAGAAAAACCAAATATTAAACCTATCTTACCTTCTTTTGCCTTTTAAAGCACTAATTCTTTGTGTCTCCTCTTGTCGTTTTTTATATTCTTCACTTTCTATTTCAGCATAAGCAGCCCACGCTATCATTTCTTCTATAGTCAAAGTTTCGCATAACTCAGCTACAGTTTTATGTAATAACTTGGCTAAACTAAATATAAATCTCCAATCACCGTTAGCTTTTCAAATCGGCTTTAGCCTGTTTAACCTCCCGATCAGCACCAGCACTAATCATTGCTAACTGAATCTCTTCAAGAACAGATGCTTCTATTTCTCTTCTTAATGAAGCCTTATCTCCGTCTGAAAAAATACGTTTACCATCTACATCTAATGCTTTTTCAATCATCATCTGTAAAGCATATTCATTTGTATCGTCAGTAGTACTTTTCTTTTGTATTGCTTCTCTTTCAGCAATAGTCAAAGGATGCCAATAAACAGTAAGAATAATTTCATCATCCTGTTTAATATCGTGCTTGTAAAGTTGTGAAACTCCAAACCTGTTTTTGAGTAGGTCTACTGCTCTTGT